TGGTAATCATACACAAGTATTTAAACCAGCATTTTGTACAAATCTTGCTGTAAATTATACTCCATTTGGACCTGCTTTTATGGAAGATGGTAAACCAGCTGGTGTCACATTAAACATGAACTTTCAAGAGATTGATGTTTGGACTAGAGAAGATTATGATGGTACACCTGTTGAGGGTGTTGAATCAAGTCAATTTAGAGGTCAGACGAAGGGCGCCAGCGTGACAGATGGCGGGCCGTTCTGATGCTTACAAAATATATGCCTAGAACTACATTTAAGAATAGAGAGATTGTTGATATAACCAAGGGTGTTAAGGTTACAGATCTTGTTAAAGAAGATGTTATAAGTTTGCAAAGCTATACTGTTCCTGATGGAGACAGACCAGAGACAGTCGCATTTGATTATTATGATGATTCAAGAATGGCTTGGTTAGTTTTGTTACCAAGCCAAGAGATTGATCCATACTACAGCTGGCCAATAAGGACAACTGATTTTGACAGATGGATGATAAAAAAGTATGGTACGATCGAAACTGCAAAAAATACAGTACTTCATTATACACACAGGACAAAAGATATAACAATATCTGCTGATACATATAATCATTCAACATCTCTTGATTATATAGATGCTGGTGATTATCAAGTTGTATATGCATATGATTATCACGAACAAGTAAATGAAAACAATAGACACATACAACTTGTTAATAAAGCATATCTACCAATTGTAATGCAAGAAGTGAAGAAGATTTTCAAAAGACCTTTTTCTTTGTAGGAAGACTAATGACCGAAAGAAATTCAGCCGGTACGGTTGATATTGAGCAAGTTGATTTATTTGTGTTGGGTGAGGGTGGACCTGTACAAGGTATTAGTCTACATGGTCAAGGTATGCTCGTACAAACTAGCATTACCCAAAGTTTGTTTAATGAAGATATTGAAGCAAACTTTATTGTTTCAGAAGGTCAAGGTCAATTAACAAACTTCAATAAAAAAGGATTACAAGGTCAAGAGTTTGTTTGCTTAAAAGCAAAGAAGCCCCAATTAGATGATAAATTAAAAACACCAGAACCAACTGAAATTGATTTGCAATTTTGGTGTTGTGAAATTGAAGAAATAGACTTTGGTCGTAAAGGTGATACAGAATCTTTTTCATTACGTTGTGTAACAAAAGAAAAGCTACTTAGTATAAACAGTAGTGTTAACCAATCATATTCAAATACATATGGTAATGTTGCTAATAGTATATACGATAGTCATATATTAAAAAATCCAATTAATAAAAAGTATTTTAAAAATTATGGAACATTAGCGTTTGATGACACACCATTTGATGTTCATGAAACAAATATTATAAATGACTTTATTGTTCCTGGATTACAACCATTTAAAGCAATTGATTTTTGTGCAAGAAGAACATTTACACCAAAAAATATAGCAAGTTTGTTTACGTTTTATCAAGATTTCAATGGATATCATTATCATAATATTGAAACATTAATTAAAGAAGGGATAGCTGCTGTTGAAGCTAATCCAACTCCTTATACTCTAATATACGATGTAACACCAGATAAATTACAAAGTCCAAACATATATAGAAAAATATTTGAAATATCTGATCTTGAAGGATCAGATTCAATGCTTAACTTAGCATCAGGAAGTTTAAAAAATACAGTTAGAACATTTGATCTTATAGGCCAAACATATAGTGATGTGAATTTTAATTATAAAGAAAAATTCTCTCAGTATAATCATTTAGGTGATGCTGGTTTGGTTGATGATTTTTGGGTAGATTCAATAGCATCATCAAATTACGAACATTTAGTTTTAAAAGATACAAGCAAACAAAATCAATATTTTGAACATATAATGGCTAATCGACTTCCATACTTGATGGCTCTAAATAATTTTAAATGTTCTGTTACTGTTGATGGAGACTTCTTTTGGAAACCTGGTATGGTAGTAAAGATTGAAATGCCTGAGCAATCGGGTGTCACACCTGTCAATTTAGATGAACATAAGTTTGCTGGTTATTGGTTAATTGAACAAGTTAATCATTCATTTAGTAGTTCAAATGTTTCAACATCGCTAAGCCTTATAAAAGATAGTTTATTGGAGGTTGAGAAGTGAGTTTAAATTCAGCACAAAATTTACAAAAGATGCAACACTTTGTTGGCGTTGTTGAAGATCGTAATGACCCTCTGCAAATTGGTCGTGTTAAAGTTAGATGTTTTGGAATACACACAGAAGATAAATCTGCGATACCAACGAAACAATTGCCTTGGGCAATGCCAATTATGCCATACAATAGTGCATCAATGAGTGGTATTGGAATAAGTGGTACAGGTCCTGTTGAAGGTACTGTTGTGTTTGGATTGTTTCTCGATGGCCAAGAACAACAGCAACCTATTGTTCTTGGTACAATGGTTGGTATACCCAAAGATAAGATTCCAAAGACAGTTGGTTTTTCTGATCCACTGGGTGTATATCCAAAAGAAAAATACTTAAAACAATCATCAACAAACAAACTTGCTAGAGGTGATGATGCATGGTCTGAAGAATCGCTTGCTGTAAAAGTAAGAGATAGAGTAACAGATGTTCCAACTGCTGTTCCTCCAACTGCTGCATCAGTAAGAGACTTAGATGGTCCAATTACACCAAACACAGCAAAAGATAATATGGGTGCGCCTGAAGATTTCTATTTTAGAAATAAGTGGAGTGAACCTAATCCAAGAAGTGGGGGTAATGCTGGTTTAAAAGACAACGACCATTGTTGGTTGGATGAGGATCAAGCACAAAGTCATCCTTGGCAAGAACAAAAATTAAATGATGGCTCAAAACCATCACAACAACCTAGTAAATCAACATATCCAATGAACCATACTTATACAACTGAGTCTGGTCATGTTATGGAATACGATGATACGCCTGATGGCGAACGTATTCACCAATATCATAAAAAAGGTACATTTTATGAAATTCAACCAGATGGTTCAAGAGTAACAAAAATTGTTGGTGATGATTATGAAATCTTCTTGAGAGGAAAGAATGTTGTTGTAGAAGGCAATATGAATTTAACTGTTAAAGGTGATGTTCGTTTATTAACTCAAGGAAATATGTATCAAGAAGTTGCAGGTGACTATCATCTTCGGGTTGATGGAGATATGGTAACAAAGATTAGAGGAAACGAACAGAAGGTTGTATTAACTAATCAAGCAACTCAGATAAACGGATATAGAAAAGAAAGAGTAACTGGTAATTACAAAAAGACAGTAGAAGGTGATCACGAAGTTAAAATTAAAGGTACATCCAATACCATATTCTCATCTAACGTAATGATCGATACTGATGGTTGGACTCGTCAAAATATTGGTGGTTCATTAACTATCTCTGTTGGTGCTAATACCAATCTTATTATTGGATCATCAAAAGATGCGGCAAAAGGAATGCCAGGTACCTCAGATAGCGCTAGTGGTGCTGGTCGAGCAGCAAACACAGAAATTAATCGTTATGCAGCTAATACGGGTAGATTAAATATTAAGTCAACTTCAAGTATGAATTTTGATACTGGTAGTAATTACAATATAAAAGTTGCAAGCGCATATGATTTATCCGTTGGGTCAACATATAAAACTAGTGTTGGTGGTGCCGCTCATCAAACATATAGTAGCACATACTATGTTAAGTATACAGGTGAAAACCATTTTGATCATAATGGTGTGTGGAGAGAAATGAAAGGGTCTGATAAGTACAATAGACACAAGGATGGTATTGATTATACGTGTCCTGATGATCCAACTCGACCAGGAGAAGTTAATTGTGATCCTCTTGAAACACCAGCGTCACCATCGCATCCAGGATAGGTAAATAAAAATGGCAATTCCAACAATACCAAGTATACCAAGCATACCATTAGCTGATTTTAACTCAGCTTTAAGTGCAGCTGGCGTAGATAATGCTATCCAAGATATTCAAGCTACAATGGCCGCTAAAGCAGCAGAAATTGGTGACTTGGATATAGCTAATTTAGATCCTGCTGCTTTAGAAGCTAAATTTTCAGAAGTACAAGAAGCTGTCTCTGGAGCAATGAGTGGTATGCTTGCTAAAGCTGATGCGCTTAAACCAGACTTAAAGGGTTTGCAAAGTATGATGGGTGATGTAATGGCTGGACTAAGTCCTCCAGGCGGTCTTGATAAACTTATCTCTAGCGCTGGTTTGCCTGATATACCATCAGTTGGTGATTTAGCAGGTTCAATAGGTGCATCATTACAAGCTCCAAGTTTGAGCGGTTTGGATGCTGCTATTGATACAGCTAGCAAAGGTTTGTCAGCTGCAGGCGGTGCTATAGGTGGTATTGCTGGTAGTATTGATTCAGCATTAGGTGATTTAGCAGCAAGTGCTGGTGGTAGCATTTCTGATGCTTTGGGTGCTGTTCCTAAACTAGAAGTTGGTGGCGGTTTTCAAGTACCTGGAATAGGTGAAATAGGTCTCGGTGTACCTAGTGGATTTAATCCAGCAAAAGCTATACCAAACTTTCAATTTAAAACAAAACCATTATTTGATAGTTTAGGAAAACAAATTGGTGAAAAAGTTGAGGCGATAAAACTCGGTGCACCATCAGTAGAACCGGTTGCAGATGATACAGACGACGTTGCAGGCGAGGAAATAAATCTTCCTAAGCCGGCAGCAACTGCAGGTAGTCCTTACCTAAAGAACAACGGATTATTAGCAGGAATTGGTCGATCTCCTATAAATAAAGTAGAAGCACCAGTATCAACCGCAGTAAGAAAAGATGAAAGTACTGGTGAAAATATTGTTTGGGAATGGAGAGGAAGTGAATGGGTACCTTCAGGTTTCCCAGATATGGCAACATTTGAAGCCCAATATAAGATGGGAAGACAAGCAGCAGAGGGAAAAGTAAGAGAAGTTGTTGGAGGATTAAGCACAGTAGTTTCTCAAAGTACAACTCTTTTTCAGAAAGCTGCAGGAGCTTTGAATAAGATTGAAATAAAGATACCAGAAGCTCCAACAGAAAAAGGTTCTGTAGCAGCTAAAGTAACAGTTGACAGTATATTAGGGGTTAAGATAAATGCAGAACA